TATGATCCATTGTCATTAACTAATGTACCACAATTAGAAGCAGCCGAATAGGAAAGGAAACCAATATGGCTTATAAAGTATGTAAATATCGGCTCAATGCTGATGGAACAATACCAGACTTCTTGCACTTCGGGCATAGCCCAATGGGGATGCATGGAGTTTATGTAGTCGTAGATGCCGATACCGCATCCCCTAGAGATAATGTTATGATCGGCATTGTTAAAGATGGTGGTAGCGGTGACTTTACTGAGATTGCTAGTAAAGATGATCTACAAACTTATCTAGCTTCTGTGTCAGGAGATTGGACAGATCCAGATCCAACTGAAGATGATCCAGATAATACTAAAGCATTTGATAATGCAGCTCACGCTAAACTAGTATGGGATGCTTTGGATGCCTGTAACGCTACGTTATAGAAGAGGAAAGTAAAATGGCTGTTTTAACAGATGCTCAAGCAAAAAATTATAAAGATAGAAATCCAGATTTAGCAACTTATTTAGCTACACCTGAAGGTCAGGCACAGGTTGAATCATTTGGTGGGGAATCTAATTTTTTAGGAGCGCATATTGATCATGCAATGGCTCAAGGTGAAAATAGAGATTATCAAATAGATGCTCCAGTAACTGAAGCTCCAGAGTATGCTACACAACAACAGGTACAAAATCTACAATCAGCAGTCGATTCTATAGATGTTAATCCTGTTGTTCAAGGAGGTGGTACAAGTTATTATAGTACCGTAGCAGATCCTGTAGACTATGATCGTATTCAAGGTTTTGTAGGTGTTCCTGAAATTAGAGATGCAGAAGGTAATATTACTCAACAAGCAACAGGAATATATGCTCAACCTGGAGGTCTTATGTCAGGACAACAGGATCTTATGACTGGTCAACAAACTCTAGGTACTGGTCAAACACTTCTTGCAGAAGGTCAAACTACATTAGGTGAAGGTCAGACTGCACTAGCAGCAGGTCAACAGGGTATCATGGGTGGACAACAGGCACTAGGAGAAGGTCAACAAGCTATCGGTGGTGCTATTGGTGTAGCTAGTGAAAACCAACCTCAAACATTATTTGGTGGTCAGATGGCACTAGGTCAAGGTCAGGCAGGTATTACTAGTGGTGTTCAAGGATTAGGTAGAGATCTAACTACATTAACTGGTGATCTTAGTGACTTTGAGAGCGCACAAAGACAATATCAATTAGCTGCTGAAGGTCAGAGAGCGCAAGGTAGAGAAATAGGTATGACTACTCGTGATCAGTTAGAAAATCAGTTAAGAACTGTTGGAGCGCAAACTAATAGAATGGCAGAACAACAGGCACAAATGAGACAGCAAGGCATGATGGCTCGTCAAGTAGCACCACAAGCACCACAAGTACAACAGGCAAGTCAGGCAGCACAGATTGCAGGTCAAAATCTTAGATCATTTGCACCTCAACAAGGAGGTATGATGGGTCCAACTGGTCCTGTTGCAGTAGATCCTAGAGATCAAGTCGGGTTTGGTCCTACAAGAAGTCCAGTTTAATAGGAGAGTATAATGCCACAAGCAGGTGATATAGATGTACAATCAGGACAATATGTAATATTTGATCCTAGTTACGGTAGCAATGGTGAATTTCGTGCAGCTACTTTAAAAGAATTACAAGATGCTGGAGAAAATGTACCAGAAAACTACTTGGGTATTGGAGCAGAAGTTCCACAAGGAAAAGTAAGAGCTACCGATCCAAATACTGGATTAAATGTATTTGTAGATGCTCCACCTGATCCTAATGCTCCTCCACCACCTAAAACTCCAGAACAAATACGAGATGAGCAGTTTAATACTCAGTTAGCTAATTATGTAGATGCTCAAGGTAATATTCGTGAAGATTTGATGGGTGGTGATTTTAACTTTACTGCACAACAACTAAGAGATTTAAATGCTCAAGGTAATACTGATCAGTTACAGTCTGCTTTAGATAATTTAAAACAGAGACAAACAGATAGAGATATAGGATTTAAAGGTGCATTTGATGATCCTAGTAGAGCTACTGCATTTAGAACTGCTCAAGGCACTAATCTAGGTAACGTAGATGCTTATGGTCAACAAACTGCTCAAGGCCAACAGGCACAGATGGCAACTAATCCTACATTAATACAGGGAACACTAGACCAACAAGGTTATATGGATGCAAATCCAGATGTTGCTCAAGCTATACAAAGAGGAGATTTTACATCTGCTCAACAACACTATGATACCTTTGGTAAATTTGAAGGAAGAACTGCACCTACAACAGGTGGTACAATATTTAAACCTACAATGCAACAGGTACAACCAGAGGAGTTGCTTAATAAACAGAATTATCAACTGGACCCTAGATCCACATTCGCACCTACGCAAACAGTGCAGAATGTACAACAAGCAACTACTCCTACTAAAACTGGACCTGCTAACTTTCAAGCTACTCAAATGTTTGATCAGGTACAGCAACAAAATATACAGGCAGCAAAACAAGATGATCTAAGAGATTTCGTAACAGCCCAACAAGAACAAGTTGACACTCAATCAACGGTACAGGGTCAGTTAGCATCTCTTACTGCTCAGTTTGATGGTGGTGAAATACCGTCATGGGCTGCACCATCTATACGTTTAGCTGAACAAAGACTAGCAGCACGAGGTATGGGTGCATCTACAATGGCAGGAGAAGCTATACTTAATGCTGCTATGGAAGCTGCTACACCTATAGCTGCTGCTGATGCTCAGACATTCGCTGCATTCCAACAAGCTAACTTAAATAACAGACAACAAGCAGAAGTGCTAAACTCACAACAGACATTACAACTAGATATACAGAACTTAAACAATGAACAACAGACTAGAGTATTTAATTCTCAGCAAAGAGTACAGGCTCTGTTTAATGATCAGTCAGCTATTAACTCATCCAAACAGTTTAATGCATCTAGTGAGCAACAGAATGACCAGTTCTTTGCAGGACTGTTTAATGAGACAAGTAAGTTCAATGCACAACAACAGAATGCTATAGCTCAGTTTAATGCTGGACAGACAAATACAATGGCTCAGTTTAATGCTAATCTAGAGAACCAGAGAGAGCAGTTTAACACTAAGAATAGTATACTCATAGATCAATCTAATGCTGTATGGCGTAGACAGATTAATACTCAGAATACTGCACTACAGAATGCTGCTAACCAAATGAATGTTATGAATAGATTTAACATGAGCCAAACTGCACTAAACAATCGTTGGCAACAGTTTAGAGATAATGAGTTCTGGGCTAGAACTACTGCTCGTGACAATGATCAATATGCTAAGAAAGTTGCTTATGCCTCATTTATTTATGGTAAGAATGCAGACGCTGCTTTCTCTAGTAAGGTAGGTGCTTTAGCATTTGATGTTGTATCAGGTCTAGGTCAGGAGTTTGGTGATGACTTAGTAGACGGTGTTAAAAGTTTCTTTAGTGACGGTGATACAGTTGATACCGATCCTTTTGATTTTGATATTGGTGGTGTAGGTGGTGGTAACGAATTAGATTTATTACTTGATTAGGAGACAATAGATGGTAGCTGATCCAACAAGCATGGCAGTAAGTCTAGGTTTTAAAGCACTAGGTAGTATATTTGGTAGTAAAGGCAAATCTAGAAAAGCAACTCCTGAAGATTATGCAAAACAAAGTTTATCTGCTAGTGGATTTAAAACTAGTTCTATAGGAATGAGCCAACCTAGTACAGGTAGAGGTTCTAAACCTACCCCTGCTAGTGCAGAAATGTATGATTATTATCAGATGGTAGCTAAAGCTAAGTTAGTTGCAGATAGACTAGATCCAGAAAAAGGAACACAAGTTGGAGAATACGGTGCTATTAAGCAGGGTTCGATAACGTAGGAGGTAGTAGAGTATGTTAAATGAATTTTTAGGAGATGGACCTATTCCAGGATCTTCTTTTACAGAAGAAGTTGGTACTGCTAAATGGCAGAAACCACCAAGGATAACCTTGCCTACTGAAGCCTTTCAACATTTTATAGATGTATTGGCTAAAGGAGATAACTACGACAGAATAGTATTTTGCATGGATGAAGGATTGCCAATAGAAGGTATTACTAATACTATAGTTAATAACATGACTGCTAGTGGTCTTATTAGTTATGATGTAGCTCTTTTACTAACACCAGAAATAGGTAGAGTATTAGAAGCCGTAGCTAAGAAAGCAGAGATAGACTATGTTATGGCTATTCCTCGTAAGGTAGATACTAGCTTTGTCGAAGCTCAGATCAAAAAGATAGAAGAAGAAGAGGGTCTTACTCCATCTGATTCAGAAGAAGAACCTGAAGAGGAAGAAGTAGAAGATGAGGAAGAACCAGAGCGTAAAGGTTTAATGGGAGCGTAGTATGTCATTTTTCAAAAGAGCAGTAGTAGGGGCATTAGAGCGTAGAGAAGAAGTAAGAGCAGCTAATGAAGTTAAATATGAATCTGATGTCGCTAAAGGTATAACTAAATTAGAAGAAGCTGAAAAAGAAATGAAGAAGAACAATCTAATTGTTCGTAATAGAAAAAAATTAATAGCTCCTATAGGCATAAATGTTTTTAACGAAACTGGTAAACAATTTGATGATCCTGTACTTTTAAATGTTCTTATGTCTTCTAAAGGAGATACAGCTTTAGCAACAGATACGTTAATTAGAATGGCTAAAAATCAATCCCCTACTCCTACAACTACTGTAACAGACGGTATGGAAGGTTTTGCTCAAGAGTCAACGTCTACAAGAGACTTGAGTGATATGTCTGGAGATACAACTAAAGCACTACAAGATGCTTCTAGTATGATTAGTACTACAAGCACTCAACTACCATCACAACAGAAAGCAATGATTACAGCAAAAGAAAGTGAAAGAACACAGAGATATGGTGGTGGTATCGCTGGTAATATAATGAATACTTTACTTGGAGGAGTATCTGGACCGTCTGTAAGAGAAGCAGTAAAAGAAAGATATTCTTCTATGTTTAGAACGCCTGAAGAAGGTGAACAGGCATATACTGATACTATGAATTATATGGAAGAAGTAAGAACTAAAGGAGAAGCATCAACCATTCCTGATTTACCTCCCAATGTATTAGCAGATGTTCAAAGGCAAGTTCGTAAAGCTAAAAAAGCAGAAATATTTGAAGCTAAGATTGGTGGTGTAATAGATGAAAGATTAAGAGAATTAAGAATGTTTATTGTAAATAAAGCTCCAAGCGCACAACAGCAACAGATTCAATCAATGCTTTCATCACTGGGGGGTAATTATAAAGCTCCAGACATAAATACATTACCAAAGGCAGTCCAGAATCAGATATCAGAATATATAGATATTAGAAGAGAAGCCATAAAAGGATCTACAGATGTTTTTAATACTACAGGTTTTAATTCAGTTTACGGTGCATCAAGTCACTTTTTAGACACAACAGTAGATGGAAAAAACCAGTTGGACATATATTTACGCAGAATGAAGAGAGCAGGAGGAGAGAGTACATCTAACCAAAGTAATACAAGTAATGCACCTAAAAAATCTTCTAGACCTACAAGAAAAATAGGAAATAAATTGAGGGATTTATCTGGCTCTACTGTTTTATCTAGTGACGAAATTTATAAAAGATATAATGTAGATAATATGGATGATTTTCACAAAAAATATCAAAATAGATTTGTGGGAGATATGCCTTCAATAGAAGCAGGTAAAAAAGTAGGTTATCTTAAAGTATATAATATAGAGGGTACTAAAATTGCAATAGGTAATGGCAATAGAACTATTAGACAATTACCTTAATAAAGAAAGTATATAAGTATGAAAAATTCTATGGATAATCTCAGCTACGATAAACTTCTACAAAATGAAGAGTTTATAAATAATACTCGTAGTGTACTGTACGATAGTTTTGGTGAGGATCATATTCTTAGTACTGATAAAGAGGTTGTAGACGCATTCTATGAAAATTTTAGAGAAGTCGATACTAACGTGGTTGACGCATATCAATTATGGAGTGCTACAAACGGTGATCTTGATGATGCTCAAAAAGACGAACTAAGACAATCTTACGAAATATATCGTGCATTACCTAGCTTTTGGGAAGATGATTCCGCTTCTAATGTTCAGGCATTTTGGGATTATGCCTCTGCTATTTTTACTGATCCTGCTACATATTTAGGAATAGCTACTGGTGGTATTGCTAGTGCTGCAACAAAAGCATCTGCATATGGTGCGGTAAGAGCAGGTCTACAAACATCCTTACAAGTAGGTCGTAAAGCTACTATTAACTCTGCTATGGCAGGTGTTGCTACAGATACTGTAACCAGTGTTTTAACGGATGCAGAAATACAAGGCGTGGAAAGAAGAATAAATTATAGAGAGGATGGTTATGATTTTGGTCAGGCAGCATTAGCTGCTGCCGCTGCTATTGTTCCTGGAGCAGCTATAGGTCTTACAGGTAGAGGGTTAAAGGCTTTAAGTAAATCTGATGATATGTTACAAAGTGTAGCAGATGGTAAGGCAATTTATCTAGAAAGTTCAGAAGCAGGTAAAGCATTCTTAGAAGGAAGAGTAGTTGAAGGTAGCTTTGTTCAAGTTAATGACAGAAATATATTAAAAGGTGATGCAGTAGATCGTATGGCTTATGTAGATAGTATTAATACAGATAAAAATACTTATACTGTTAATGTGGGATTTGATGAGTTAGGTGATGCTGTAACTAAAGAAGTAAACATAGATAAAGTAAAACTAGTTGATCCTTTTGATTCTAAAGTTACTATGAAAATAGAAAGGCAAATTCAAGGTGCTGCTAAAATATATAACACTGAGAGAGCGCAATTAGGTTATAAAGACTTTCAAAAAGAAATGAAAGAAGTCTTAGAAGCAAGAGGAGTTACTAAAAAAGAATTAGAAGAATTAGATCAAGGTGTTGAATTTGTATTGTCAGAATCAGCAGTAAAAAAAGTAAACGCAGCCTTTTTAGATATTATACAAGATTCTGGTATATCTTATAACCCTAATAAAGCAATATCCGTTATGGTAGAGGATGTTTTAGCTAATCAACCTAAAGGATTTAATGCTACTGACTTTGTAAAAATACTAGATTCTCATGGTGTTAGTAATATAGAAATGTTAGGCGTGATGATGGGTGAAACATTATCAAAAGCCTATAGAGGTACAGTATATAAATCTGCATCTACATTAGGTAAGTTAAGTGGGTTAAGTAAGAAAGCGAGAAAACTAGCTATAGAAAAAGAGTTAGATGTAACTTTTGGAGGAAACTTTCAAAAACTTACAGGTAAAATGCGTACAGAAGCTCAGTTTAGAGGTATAAAAGACGGTAGACAATACGCCGAAGAGGTATTGGGAACAACTGAACTTAGTAAGGAAACAGAAGCGTATTACACTGCTTTACTTGCAGAACGAAACAATATAGATAAAATGATTAAATTGCATGGCCCTACTGCACATAGAGGTGATCAGTGGAACAGAATGATTAGATTGGGTATGATTGCCCAACCTGCAACAACTATTCGTAATGCTATGGGTGGTTTAATTAGATCTCCAATGGATGCTACTACAAGAACTTTTGATAATATAATAACTATGGGTATGTCAAAAATTACAGGAAATACTATTCGTCCTGTTAATCTTTCTGATGGTTTTGAGCATTTAACTTCTTTATTATCTCCTCAAGAGTATAATGAAATGGCTAAGTTAATAATGTCTAAGAAACCTTTAGCTGCTGAGTTAATAAAAGGTCCAGAAGGTTACTTGCAAACTGCTAAGATAGCTCAGACTATGAACGGAGATAAAGGTGGATTTGTAAATAAAGTATTAGGCTATGGATTTGACCCTTTGGAACGTGGTTTAATTCATGCAAACGTACTAAATAGTGTGCAAGACAAATATATGAAGTCTCAATCTTTTATAGTAGGATTAAGACAATCTATGCTAAGAGAAAATTTAGATCTTGATGATTTTATAAGGACAGGTAAAATACAAGATATTGATGATCGTTTTATAGCAGACGGTATGCAATGGGCTTTTGAATATAACTACCAAGCTAACATTAGAGGTGATACAGCTTTAACTAGATTTGCTGTAGAAACAATCAACAAACTATCTAATGTTCCTTATGCAGGATCTGCACTAGCACCTTTTCCTAAATTTATGATAAATAGTATGAAATTTATGTACGAACATTCTCCTGTAGGTTTACCTGAATCTATCGCAAAAATGAAAAGAGGGTTTGGAAAAGAAGGTAATCAGTTTTTACAACAAGAAGGAATAAAAGCTCTTAGTAGACAGGCAAGTGGAGCATCTTTATTGTTAATGGCATATGCTATAAGAACATCTGAACTCGGTGGTGATCTTTGGCATGACCTAATGGATGATACAAATAACGCACAAGATGTTAGTACTTGGTATCCTCTAGCTCCTGCTTTATGGTTTGCTGATGGTATAGTTCAATTTGGTGAGCAACTAGATGGAAAAAGCAACATGGGAGATTTTAAAGAGGCTTGGCTTTTAGACACCATGAAAGCACTAGGTGGACCCTCTAGTAGATCTGGAATATGGAAAGAGATTGATAAAAATTTTCTAGAAGGTATTATATCTGGAGATGCTAATAGTAAAGAAGAATTACTAAATGGTATGGGTAGAGCTATGGGAACTATATTTGGTGCGTTAGCTACGCCATTAAAGTTAGGCTCTGAAATACTAGCAGAAACAAATGCTTTTGGATTTGATGATATGGCTAGAGTACTACACGATGCTAGAAGTAGCCAAGGATTTAAAGATAATTTTTTAGATGCAATTTTTAAAAATGTTCCTTATGGATACTCAATGTTAAAAAGCCCTTATAGTGGAGTAAAAAGACAGAAAGATGGCACATACTTGTTTGAAGAAAACATAGAGTATTCAAGAGATATAAAAACAGGACAAACAACCGTACCAAGAACTAGATATTCTGTTCTTAATCCAGAACCTTTAACTAATGTTTCTCCTTTAGGAAAACAAGTTTCTGGTGGGTTTAGAAAAAGAAGAAGAAATAAGGTAGAAAAAGAATTTGAAAGACTAGGACTTGCAGAATGGAGACTGTTTAAAAGATCAAATATACCTGAGTACGATAATAAGTTAGCAGAGCTAACTGGAGTTTTTGCTCAAAGATTATTACAGGATCATATGACAACCGATAAATATTTAAATCAAAATGATTCTGGTAAAAGGGAGTCAATTAAAGGAGCATTAAGTGATGCAAAAAATATGGTTGCACTATCCTTTAATTCTCTTTTTCATTTAGGAATGTTAGGTACACTAGATAAACAAAAGAAAAGACCTAGAAATGATGGCGTAAGATGGATGCAAAAAAATGGAGTTCTTCCTAATTTTGAAAATGAAAGAGCAGAGTTTATAAGTAACTTTGAATTTACAAAAGATGAAACTGAGTTACTAGTAAATCTAACTAAAATATTTAGTTCTAAAAATGCTATGAGATAAATGGAGTATGACATAATGCAATCACTGGACAGTATATCTCTAGATCTTACTAATGCTTTAGTACCACTAATAGCAATATTCCTTAGTTTAGGGCTTGGTTTTTTTATTAAGGATCTAATAACAAACTTTATTACTGGTATTAGATTTAAATTTGATGGTAGTTTTAATGAGGGTGACAAATGTATCGTAGATGGAGATCGGGCCGTACTAGTTAAAGTAGGTATATACGAGAGTGTATTTGCTATAACTAATGGTCGAGGCCATGTATGGAGATATGTACCTAATGAGAGAATTAAGTTTCTCAAGATAGAAAAGATAATAGAGGAGCCTAAAGAATGATTACTATACTAGGATCATTAATTGGATTTGCTGGATCAGCTTTACCTAAAGTGTTCGACATGGTTAATGATTGGCAAGATCGTAAGCATGAGTTAGCTATGATGGACAGACAACTAGAAGCATCTAAGCTACAACACGTTCAGAAGATTGAAGCACTAAATATAGAAGCTGATATCAGTGAGACTAAGGCAATATACAAACACGATCAGTCATTAAAGACTACAGGATTTATGTCTGCTCTAAGAGCATCAGTTAGACCAGTTATAACATATCTATTTTTTACTTTATTTGCAGTAATAAAAGGTACAGCTATGTACGGTTTAATCTATACAGATGGAGTTGTGTGGGAAATGGCTATACAAACACTGTGGGATGAAGAAACTCAAGGAATATTTGCTGCTATTATTTCATTCTGGTTTGGAAGTAGAGCCTTACAAAGATCTAGGAGCAGTTCGTAATGGCAATCAAAAAAGGTAAGGAAACATTCTCTGGTTATAATAAACCCAAGAGAACACCAAGTCATCCTAAGAAATCTCATGCCGTACTAGCTAAAGAAGGTACTAAGGTAAAGCTAATACGGTTTGGTCAGCAAGGAGTTAAAACTGCTGGTAAACCTAAGAAGGGAGAATCGTCAAGACAAACAGCTAGAAGAAAATCATTTAAAGCTAGACATGGCAAGAACATAGCCAAGGGTAAAATGTCAGCAGCGTATTGGGCTAACAAAGTAAAATGGTAATATGGGATACTATAAATATTATTATATGCAAAGGAGGTATTTAGTGAATAAGCCTAAATTTGATTCTACAGGATCATTAATAAAAGATGAAGGTGAAAAAGTATTGATTGAAGATAACTGGATTAAAGTAAAACCAGTAGATAAAGAGAAGTTAAATAGTTTGCAAGACAGATATCTAAAAAATAAAGAGTTCTGGAGAAACAGACAATGATCAGTGGAAAAGTATTTTATGGGGGAGCTAATAATATCATGGTAAATAAAACAGAAGAAGATAATAATACTAATAAGCAATGCAGTTGTGACAGTTGTATTGAGTGTAACTGTGATCCAAAGGTTTGCAGATGTGGTTGTCATAAAGAGGAGGAATAGATAATGAAAGGTGTAAAACATTACTTTAAAAATGGTAAAGAGTATAAGGGTGGTACACACAAGATGCCTAATGGGTCTACTCATAGTGGTAAAACACATACTAAGACTAGTAAACCAGTAGTTCATTTTAAAGATTTATCTAAAACTGTACAGGCTAGAATAAAGAAAACTAAAAAATGAGAAATATGACTGATGAGGGTCTTGACCTGATTAAGTTGTACGAGGGGTATAGTTCATCCCCTTATCTGTGTCCTGCCCAACATTGGACAATCGGATATGGGGCTATCTGGGGTTTAGATGGTAAAAGAGTAACAGAAGATCATCCTGATATAAATAAAGATCAAGCTGACCAATTACTAAGAAGAGATGTAAGGAAGTCACAAGTAGCAGTATTACGACTAATAAAAGTACCTTTAGAGGATGGACAGTTTGATTCGCTATGTTCATTCGTATTTAATTTAGGTAGTGGTTCTCTACAAAGCAGTACTCTAAGACGCAAAATAAATAGGGGAGATTATATTGGTGCAGCAGATGAATTTCCACGTTGGGTATTTGCAGGGGGAAGAAAGTTAAAAGGATTAATAAAGCGAAGAAATCAGGAGCGATTAATGTTTATAGGAGGATAACTTGGCAGCAAAGAAAAAATCTAAAAGTAAGGTAAATGAAGCAGGTAACTATACAAAACCTGCACTAAGAAAGAGAATATTTAGTCGTATTAAGGCAGGTAGTAAAGGCGGTGCTAGTGGACAATGGTCAGCAAGAAAAGCTCAAATGTTAGCATCTGCTTATAAAAAAGCAGGAGGAGGGTATAGAGGATAATGGCCCTAAAGAAATCTCAAAGAAGTCTTAAAAACTGGACTAGACAGAAGTGGAGAACCAAATCAGGTAAACCATCTACCCAAGGACCAAAGGCTACTGGAGAAAGATACTTACCTTCAGCAGCTATAAAATCTATGAGTTCTGCTGAGTATGCTGCTACTACTAGGAAGAAGAGAAGAGATACCAAGAAAGGTAAGCAATTTTCCAAACAACCCAAAAGAATTGCTAAAAAGACTAAAAATTATAGACGTTAGAAAAAAATGACCCTCTAGGATGAGGCAGAGAGGGTCTTAGAGATAGTCTTAGGTAGGTAGTGTCCAGATTATACCTACATCGACTGTAGCATAGCTTAAAATGCTTTATATGGGATTTAGCCTATTTTTACCATTTAAATGCCTTAATTGACTCCTTATTATCTATAATTTCACCAGTAAACCCTGCATCTACTAAACACATAGATTGTGTATCACTTGATTTAACTATTGCTGCGGTCCATGTTTGGGTATCAGTATTCAAATGTATAAAAGTTACATGACCTCTAGCTGATATTCCACGAAATATTAACTTTTCTTTATGACCATCTGCGATAACCCTCTTAAAATTCTCTATACTTCTACACCCAAGTTCTTGAGCTTGTTTTGTTTCTGCATTAACACCAGTAAATACTAATGCTATTGCTACAAATAATAATCCAAATAGTCCTAGCTTTGTTCTTACGTTCATAGTATCTCCTATCACACTAAAAATGTTCGTTTAAGATGATCTTCAACATATTGTATTGCTCTTTTTAATGTAGGTACATCATCATCCATACCTCCTAAAGCTCTGTTGCATTTATGACACAACCAACCTCTAAACGTATCTGTGTCATGACAATGATCTAGTACCCAAGATCCGTTTTTAGTATTACCTCTACCTTTAACGTGTTCAGCATCTCCATTACAAATAGGACAAGTATATCCTTCTGGAGGCATACCATGTTCTAGTCGTAACTTATTTCTTATTTTAGTTAATTCATTGTTACAAGGTTTGCACTCAGGTCTTAAATAGTTAGCACCTGAACTAAAGGTAAAGGAGGATAAAGGTAGATATGTATTACATTTTATACATACCTTACCTTCACCTGCCCCTAAGTCTTCATTCTCAGAACAAGTCTCTTCAAATAGACTATACTGCATTTCTATTAATCCTTTTAAGATTAATAAAGTACCCTTTGTTATATCCACGTTCCCACTCTTTATATCGAGAAGTTCCGTAAACATAAGGGTTAATGAAGTTCTCTTGGAACCCCACTACACCCTCCTTATATATTTTCTTCAGAGGATAAAAATCCCCACTAAAGAATCTTTTTCTTTTAAACGCCACAAACACCTCCTGAGTTAGTGATTTCGCAAATGTCATGTGTCTCAACGTGTTCATCAAACTCTGTTCCTAGTTTATCAACAGCTTCTGAATAAGGTACTACCGATAGTGGTTGCCCACCTCTGCACCCATCAGGGTATGCTGTAAATCCTCGTAACCTATGAGCATAGGAAGCTAGAGTATCAGAAAAGTTTTTTACTGTATCTTCATTGTTATTTTTAGATCCCCAAGCAGGTAGATTAATAGTAGAACTAATGGACATATCAACGTAGTCTTGTACATCAGCTTGGAATTTAATCCTTCTCTCATAATCTTCTGCTAGGTCCAGTGCAGATTCAATACTCTCTGGATCTACACCGTAAAGATCTATTAACTCTTGTGCTGCTGAGTCTACAACGTATTGATATTTCCAACGAGTACCACCAGTTAGATATCTACGTTTGTATGCTACAGCGAATATAGGTTCTATGCCAGAAGAAGTACCACTAAGAATACTAATAGACCCAGTTGGAGCAATAGCACGGTTTGCCACTGGCCTAGATATGGATAATTCGTCTGCAAATTCTCTAGAAACTTTGTCGCTGATTCCTTTATATACAGATAACCATCTGTGAAGATTTGTGGTAACTTCATATTTCTCTCCTTGTTTAATTAACCACTCGTGCATACCCATCAGGCCAAGACCTAACCTTCTGTTTTTCTCTCTTACTTGATAAACTTTCTGGTAAGGTAACTCAGCCCTCAAAGTACCACATATTAAAAATTTAGTAGCTAGTTCGACTACATGGGCCAATTCCCATAACGAGTCAATACGCCCAAGATTGATACTGCCCAAATTGCACACATCACTGTCATCAGAGCTACATACTTCAGTACAGGCGTTTCGTAAAGTTTCATTTTCGTTCTCCATAAAGTTAAAGCTAAATCCTGGTTCAGCAGAACGAAGTGCCTGTTTGACATTACTCAAGAACACTTCACCAACATCACCAGTGTTCCAGTAATTTACAAGCCAATCTGTATCATAGTTTACACTTATATTAGTCATATCAAGAGGGGCGCGAAAGTTAAAGTCTTGCTCTTTGATTTGTTTAAATGTAAAACCTGTAGTACCTACTGGCATTGTATCCCAATCCTTTGCTGTTAAAAAGCTAGGGATATCATTGTGCTTCCAGTTTAAGGAAGCGTACATGGCAGATCTACGAGATCCACCCTGCATCACGTTGGCTCCAATAGAATTAATCATCTGCATCTTAGGAATAGGACCAGACGCTAATCCACCAGAACCTCCAAGAGAACGTCCTGATTCTCTGTAAGTAGAATAGTCAATGCCTATCCCACCACCAGTCATCAAACATGACTCAGCTTTCCAACTAAGGTTAGCCCAATCTTCTCTTGTATCTTCTTCTGCTGACAATAGAAAGCAGTTATTGTAAAATCTCTTATCTCTTCCTGCATAGTATAAGTATCGACCACCAGGAACGAATTTGAGATCTGTTATATACTCTTGTAGTTGTTTGCGTTCTTCTTTACGCATTAAGGCTTCTTCACCTGAACGTAGATTACCACATACATCTTCTACAAGTACTCTAGACAACTGTTCCCAAGTATCACAACCTGTATGCGAATACTTTAAATTAAAGATGTCTTCTGAAAATTTAGAACGAAACATTGGGTTCATGTTAGATTTAAAACTACTCATTTGTTATTTCTACCTCTTCAATAATAATTTCAAAACCCTCAAAGTAATCTTCAAGAACTGTTTTAACATCTTTAGGTAAGGTCTGAAGAAGACCGTCAACCCCATCTACAGGGACATAATGACTATCTTCTTCTACCTTTACCTTTGCAGTTAAAGTTAAGTTAAACATTACAACCTAAACGACCGATGTAAAACAGTAGCCCTACTAAAACCACTATCTATTCTAGCTTGAGATAGTTTCTTAGCTGCTTCAACCATACTTTTTTCTGCATCTTTATAAACTATTTGAGCAGCTTCATATGCATCTTGAGCATCGTATACATCTTTATACTTTAATTGATTTAATTCCTGTTGTTTGACTTTGATCTCTTCTTCAAGATCTTTAACTAGACTAGCTTCCATAGTTTACTCCTTTCTCAATTAAATCCGACAAGTCGGGTTGTTTATGGTCAGCAGGTTTAACCAACTTACCATCCTCTCTAAAATGACCTTTTTGTACTTTGGTCATATTGTTATGGTGTACTCTTAAAAATGCTTCTGGTAAAAACTTTAACTCCTTATACCGTGAAGCAAAACCAAATACAACATATAATAGATCACACATTTCTTTCATAAGTTTTTCTGGATTAACTTTATCAGCATCAATTTCATCAACAAGTTCTTGAAACTCTTCTTCAATTAATCCTTGACACAAGTCAAGTCTATCAAAGTTTTCCTTACTTACTTCTGTTAAAGAATTACCTCTATTTTGGAGGTGGACTTTATCATATATTGCTGCATTTGTCAAGCGATTTGTTACTTCATCTTGAAAATTTTCTAAAGAACCTAGATAGTCTGCTTGTAATTCCAAAGGTATCATTCCTCCTGTAGTAAGTTTATCTGCCACACTCTCATTATGTATATAACCATTTAAATTTTCTGTAAGTGACACCATATTAACCTTCCTTTCTTGTTGGTTTTCTTCCCCTAGCTTGATCTAAAAGATCTTGCACATCTGGAGTATTTTTATAACGATTTAAAGCAACTTCTGATATTAATCTATCTAGATACCACTTAGCTTTTTGTAAATCTTCTTCAGGCTTACCTTTGTAATTAAAACGCCAAAGGTATTTCATTATATTTCCTTTTAAGTAATCCTTAAAGTTATCTCCTGTAGTTGCTTTAATTGCATCAATACACTCTACTCCATGTTGATTGTAGTGTGGAGGGTGATTAACCATATCTTTCATATTATCTCCTAATGCTTTGTTGGTGGTAGTTTAGTATTTAAATAAATAACATTTCCCTTTACTTCTATTTCACTAGGTTCTACAGCTTCTTCTACTGCATGACCTATTATATCTTGAACCATTTCCATTACAGCAGAACCAATGTCCTTTATCATTTCATGCTCTGTACTGTTTTTAACTGATGGTGATGCGAAGTCACCACAAGTTATTTGTATTTCTACACCATCATGAGTAACTAATATCATAAGACTACAATCAGGTATATTAGCTATATGATTTATTTTTTGCTTATCTGACATGACATCTCCAAAAAGTCTTTAGCGTAAACAAGTGCTAGTGGTTCTTTGCGATTAGCTTTGATGATCACTAACGGTTTAGTATTCTTTGTAACATGACTTTCAGCTTGAGACATAATATCATATACAGCAAACTTTGCTCTAGATTTACACTCAACAGCCCAAGGCCATTTCTTTCTGGCAAGAGGAGATAAACTAATATCAGGGCCATTCACACCCATCGGAGTAGACTTGACATCATCATCTTCTACACCTTTTAGTTTAGATAGTAGTATATCTCTTACCCATTGTTGTAATAACCTTCCTTTATTTTTAGCTGATGCGGGTTTCATATCTGTTAGCCATTTGCGTATAGTACTCATAGTTACCTGCTTTAGATACAGGGTTCTTAACATACTTTAAACCCTTCCAACATGAGAACTTATAGTCACAAAATGTACATGGCATCTGTAGTTTACGATTACCAGTAGATTTCTTATAATAAGTTTCCAAAGTATCATCATAAAGCCTCTCAAAATGAGCCTCTTCAGTAGTTTTAGAGATCTGTAGTGCTTTTTGTTCAATCAAATCAATGTAGTGATCTTGATCTTCAGGATCAGCCTCAATTACTTTCATTTGACCTGTACCTTTATTAACTACGATCCAACCTCCTGCTTTTACACCTTCTGCCTTAGCATAGCCAAACAACTGACAGCAATAACCAAAGTCATCTTGCCTTTTTAGTTGTTCGTAGGAAGCAAATCGTTTGTCATAAGACCATGAACTTGCACTCTTAATATCCCATACACTCTTATCCTCTAATTGTATAACTAAATCCAATTCACCATACATATCACCTGACTTAGTTGGAAGTTTAACTTTTTTGTTCATATCAGTAATCTTTATACCTGCTGATAACAATAAAGCAACAGCTAGAACTTCAGTCATATCACCATAAGCCATCATGATCTTGAAGTGATCTGGCTTTGGTGCTTCTTTCCAACCAAGTTTAGATGCCTGTAGCTGACACATAGGTTTACCAATCTGAGACATAGACGGTAAACCATTACTACTACCTAGCTTCTTGTAGTTAAACCTAGATAACTTTTCGTTGAACATCTGACTAGCTTCATAGATGACACTACGAGGTATCTCTGGAGTTCCTGCAAGAAATAGGTCTAGTTTAGATTGAAGATCAGTCATCTTCTTGAGCAGGAAGTATGTCTATAAATTCAGAACCAAGATTAATATTTTCTCTCATTCGTTCAACTACAGATTCATTTTCCTTTTTGATGACTTCTTGAAATACTGCTAGGTTATCCTTGTCATCTTGACTGATATCAATCTTAGCATCTAGCAAAGGCTTGTACTTCAAAACAAACCACTGATTAGATCCTCGCTTCTCAACACCATAAGAGAGTTCTAGATTGTAGTTGAAGTGTTGCCTATTCTGTTTAGCAAGTTCTCCTACAACCTTACCAATCTCATAGAAGTTAGATGGGCCAAGACGCATACGGAATGGTACAGGATCAAACTCAACTGGATCAGAACCTGCCTTGACTGCATCAGTCATGGTCATCATACCAAACAAATGTCTATACAATTTAACCTTACTGGCTCTTGCATAGGCAACTGGGTCTTCTGCCTTTAACTTCTCACGTTGTCTGGAAGGTATCCAACCACACTTGTTACCACCTTGCCAATCTAACGCTTTGTCACCAAACCTGACAAAGTGCTGAGACATATTAGTATACTCTTCCTCATCACTATCGAATACAGAAGTCTGCATAGTAGTAGCAAACACTCGTACCGATACGTTCTTACCGAACACTGTACTGTGATCAGGATGCTCCAATCGTATTGATGGAACAGGTACACTAGCCATATCATCCCCAAAGAATGCATCCCTGTTTATAGATGCTCTTGGAATTACTGGCCCTGTATCTTCTGGAACAACAAACAAATCTGTTGATTCCGTAAAGTCTAATTCGACTAATGACATATTATTCTCCTTTCAAAGTAGACTGATTGTATAACACATACTTTCGTAATTGTCAAGCACAATCTTGCTGTTCCATCCAGTTTTTTCCAATAGACATTTCAACTTCCAAAGGAATAAATTTATCTAGACCAAATCGCTTTTCAGCTTCATCTTGTGCTTTAACTAAACATATACTGGCAACCTGTTTGACTTCTTCAATCTCATCAGGATGACAATCTACTACAACAGAATCGTGTACCGTATTGATAACTAGGCTTTTTAAATTACGTTCTCTTAGCTGTTTGTGTAACATAATTACGCCAAGAGGAACTATATCAGCAGTAGCTACCGACTGAACAGGGTAATTGACTATCTGTGTCTTAACAGATGCTTTCCCTTGTTTAGTACGATATACATTAGGGAACTTAAACTGCCTACCTGTAGCAGTAGTAATAGTTTCATTTTGAATAGCTTCATCTTGCAGTCTTTCATGCCAGTTGAATACTCCTGAGTATTTTCCAAAGAACTCTTGGAAGTATACTCTTTGTGCGAATGTACCCTGCGTTCCTCCGTAAAGAGGTCTGAACGTAGATGCCTTGGCAGCTCCTCTATCTGTTGGTTCACCGTTTTCAGTGAGTACTTTTGCCGTGTAAGAATGGACATCGAACCCCTCCTCTACTTCCTTTTTAATTGTCTCATCCTTGGCTAGGATACCTGCTATCCTAAACTCTAGCTGAGAATAATCTACCTCAAGCAACTGTCCATCCTTAAATCTACTCACAAACGCTTTTCTAACAGGAAATAACTTTCCTTTGGGCATATTCTGTAAATTAGGGTTACTACTACTTAATCTACCTGTAGCAGTAGTACACTGATTAAAGTTGGCATGAAGTATATTATCTGTACTATTAACCATGTTCTTAAATATTCCTTCTATAAAAGAACTTCTGTATGTATCAATAGCAGATAATCTTATTAGAGAGTTAAGAAACTTCTTGACTTCTGTATTACTCTGTCCTCTCTCTAGTTCTACGAGTGTATGTTTGTCTGTCTTAAATCCTCCTGCTGATGCCAGAGCAACTGTAGGATTAACCTTTAGTCCTGCTATATCTCCTAACTCCTTGTAGATAAAACCAGTACCCTCACACTGCACACACTTAGTTGTATTCTTATATGGTGTACCATCCTTCTTATATTTCTGTATAACTCCCTTTCCATTACAAAACAAACAGCGTTTAGCTTGGGTCTTGAACGTGGGAATAAAACATTCATCGATACATCTAACGAAACCTGACTCCATCATTTTAGGTCTGCGTTTTGGTTTTCCTCTGGCATCTATTCCAATGTTCATAACATCACGCCAAGTCTTTTTGTCTTTTAACTTGTATGAATAAATAACCTGAGACAACTGCTCTGGTGAACTGAGATTGATTGGTGTGTCACCTACCAGTTTCTTAACTGTACTATTAAGATACTCAGTCAACTCTGCCTGTTCTACTTGGTAGTCATGGTCAACCTTATGCATCTCAGCAGTATCAATAGCCATACCTGCTCGTTCTATATCAGTGAGGACATCACAGAACTCACACATAAGATCTCGTATTGGTATCAACGACTTGTTAGAGTTCTTCTTGAACAATGCTTCTTGTCTTTCAAATACTTCAGCAGTAGCTACAATATCATAGTAAAGATAAGTAGTTTGATCTTCTTTAGACATATCACTGTAGTTCAAACCTTGCTTGAATGCATCGGCAAGTGAGTCATCTTTACGAGTAACATCATACTTCTCTGCTAATGCTTTCAAACTTAACTTATCTCTTATACCTTTGTTAAGTATATACTCGTTAATCATAGTATCAATAATCTTTGATCGACAGTCTATACCTACCTCACGCAACCAAGCCACATCAAACTTAGCGTTATGGGCAACCACATAAGTAGCATCTTTAAGTACATCTTTAAACATAGCCCAGTCAGTTGAAGATGCATCAGCAGTTCTAACTATATATACAGTCTCCTCATCATCCTCGTACATCAAAGATCCATCTAAATTTCTAATAGTATAACCAATAGCAGCTAATGTATTCTCTTTGTTGTATGGAGAAGGGTCTTTACGATCTCCTCCTAAATCAACTTCTAAGTCTACGATTATTGCATAATCTTTCATATTATTCTCCTGCAAATAGCATTATTAAAACTGTTATAAAACATATTCCTATTATGTATGCGTGATTAAGTAAATCCATTTAATATCCTCACTTATAAAATATATGATCACCTATTTGTCTTACTCTTATCTTATACTTTGCCCACCAAGGGTTTACCTTTGTGCTATGGTAGTACATAGATCCTTTTACCACATCTTTCAGTCCATGTAAAGTCTTTTCTGCAACATCTACTGAATTTAAATATGCAGTCATATCTTTAGGTCTGTCACTTAATCCATCACAGTACCAACTGAACTGGCATCTATGTCTAATAGGATAATTAATAGACCATGAGTATGTTGGGCCTTGCATTACCACTTCACAGATACTGTTAGGATATTTTTTACTCTTTACTCTTTCCATTACCACTTGAGCTACAGCTACCTGACCTTCTATCGGTTGATCTCTAGCTTCATGATATATATTAAGTGCTAAACAAGCTAATCCTTCAAGCATATTATACCTCCTAGATAGTGTATCCCCCCGAAGGGGAATACTTCAATATCACATAATAATCAGTTTGTCAAGTTATTAATCAATATATCTAGATATTTCTGGTTTAATCACAGTAGTACAAGTACCATGCTTACCACCTAGCTTATTCTTACTGACATAGATATGCCTGAGTCCGTTGTCTGAACCACCTTCCTCAGTCTCTTTACCTATACCAATAATAAGATCTGCTTCAGCAGCTTTACCTACCCTTGCTCCTGCCATTTGAGTGAAGCGTAGCACAGTTCTGCCATCTGCTTCAGCATTAGCCTGAGACACACCAATGATTGCACACTGATGCTTCTTGGATAATGTCCTAGCAGTACGATAGATCTCACCCAAACGTATATCGTCCCTAGCATGAGTACCTCCGACTTGCATCTTGTCTAGCTGATCAATGCCTAATACATCAGGCTTGTGCTTTGCCAGTAACTGATCCAGTTCCTCCATCGAGGACACCTCATCAGTGTTCAAGAACACACACTGACTAGAGTATACATCCCATTGATTGTGTGCAGTAATAGTATCATTAGCAATCTCTTTGTCAGTCATGCCAGTGAACGAACTAACTGCTCTCAATGCAGTACGCTCAACAGGTTCCTCATTACCTAGTATCATTACCTTTGCACCTTGGTTCAAAAAACCATCTGGCCCAAACAATGTAGATATCAGGAACGCAGTTTTGCCAGTTTCGACAAGAGCAAAGACAGCAGAGAAGGTCGAGGGGCCAATACCTGCACAGATTTCTTTGAGTCCTTTGAGGTTCCATTTGTATTTGGATACATCTTTAGTAGAGTGGAGTAAAGATGCCACGTCATGTTTAATCTCCTGTATAGTTTCCTTGGGCATGAAGTTCTGTTCATACTTACCCAATAACTCATTAACCTTGGTCAGGTCATTCACCTTATTGTCCATCATCTTGATACCAAGATCAGCTAACTGTCTACCAAAGTAAACTTTAAACTGATCTCTGAGAACATCTTCTGCAACATCCTCACCAATATCATTAGACAATGTTCTGGTCAGCATCATCATAGCTTGTTTCTGGCTACTTGTCATAGTCCTAAACTCACTAAACAATACCTGTTCTACTTCGGCAGGAGTTAAGTCACGCCCATATCTTGCATGACCTAACTCAATGCTACGCCAGATCTTCTTGGCTTCATTCTCAAAGAAGTCCATTGCGATCAAGTGTCTGTTCTTCTCATAGAAGTTATGAGATAGAAATAGTCCTAATAAATCATTAGACATATTCGTTTGTATCCTTTCTTTGTGCAACACATATTGTATCGTTATGCGCTCCACCATGAGTTACCAATAGTATTTCTTCATAGTTACCAAACTTCTTACCAACTCCCATAGAGTTCCATCCGAATGATAACACAAGACCACCAGACTTGACAAGAGGTCTGATACGATCTTTTATTTTAGTATAGAACGTACTCTGTGTATCTTGTTGTGTAGTCTTTATACCACTAGCACTGTAGCACTCACTGATCTGTCTTGGACTGTATGGTGGATCATACAACACAACATCAGCTTGTATTCCTGAATCCAATAACATATCCAGAAACTCGTCAGCTTTCATATGATACTGAGCATCTGTAATTGTATTTATATCATTAGTTATTGTACCATACTTACTATCTCTGGCAAAAGGATCTACAATAATTGGTTTATTTATTTCAGTATCTTTATCAAGACAATAATCATAATAAGCACCATGATGATGTTCACTGTATATCGTATCAATCCAGCGTTCAACAAAATCTTTAACAGGTTTCATGCTAAAAGTTTGACTGTTAGGCATGGAAAAGGCTCTATTGTATTTAGTCATTATAATACTCCTTCTGGTTTTTCTTTAGGGTCAACATCAAGTAATCTTACTTCACATTTAGTAAATTGTCCAATTCTATTTTTCATTTGTATTGCCTTGGCAGATGCATCTCTATCTAGACATACCACAACACTTGGATAGTTTGCTACAATATCAAGTATCTGATCAGATAAATTTGTACCTAGCAATGCAAGTCCAGTACCATACTGTGATACAGCTACGGCAGATGCACAATCTTCAACGACATAACAAGTCTCACTATTACCACAAATAAAAGGTAATCCTGATTTACCATATCTATGCCATTTACTCCATGATCTTCCTAGTGTTCTACCGACAGCATCAACCACCTTATTCCTCCAAATAGTAGGAACATCAAAGTTAGATGGTTGTGCCATGAAGATTGGAAATACTGCTCTGTCTAATTTAACATCATAATATAGCTGTACTTTATTAGTATCAATATTATTCTCATTACAATATTTAATCATCTTCTTTGGGAAATAGATAGAGAAATGTTCTGGTATATCGAACTCATATTTATTTGGCTCAGCAGCAATGAT